AAGTTACCTCAGGTGAAGGCTCAACCATACGCTTTGAAGATCCTGATATGGGCAAAGTATTTAAGTACCATCATGACGGTATTGAGTATAGCAAAGCAGGCCTGCGTATGCGATCGATTTTCCCTAAGGGAGTCGAGTCGGTACCTGCAGACATAATGGATAAAATGAATCGCATGATTGCCGAGGTGCTAAGTGGCAATAAGTAGAGACATCCTAAACAAACTTCGCACTAGTATGGAAGAGTACCTGTACGAACCATACGTGACGTACGAAGTGTATCGGCAAAACGTTCAAGATATTGAGTCGCGTGCTGATATACGGGATGCGCGCATTGCCATATACGAAATCACAGAGTCGCCTCAGACGCGTGTCGATCAATATCGAAATGATCTTATGCAGGCAGGTTACGGCATTGATATTAGCGTCATCAAAGCGTATATGAATAACAATGCGCAGGACGCTGAGCTTCGTCTGCTTGACCTCAAAGACAAAATTATCGATTGGATCAATCAACTTAACATTGCAACGCTGACTAATAGCTACCTATATTATTTCAGCTACAATGCCCAGACGGGCATCACGCGCAATACTAAGTTTGTAACTATGACCCTGTCGATCATCGCACAAAGAGACTATAGTAAAATTCAAAACACCAACCTTCCTAGATAGATATAAATGAGCATAACTAAACCGCTTATTTTCCAAGCCGTAGGCGTCGCTAATTCAACGGGTGGCGCATACGTTCAGTATCCGCTTACCGTTACCGACAGCGCTCAGGTAACGATCACTCCTGTGACCGACACGCTCGAAGATAACCAAACACTGCCTAGCGCGTTCGATGTGACGGCAGAGATCATCAGCTTTAACAGCACGCTTTTAACTGATGCCAAAGTTTATACCGATACCACGACTACGCCTAGCGCTGCACGTTTGTGCTTCGTTGGCGCAACGGGTTCGCAAAACATTAACATCAACAACGTGTACATTACAGCGCATCGCGTGTTCGATGGCAACCGTACTGGCATTAAGCTAATGGCTAGCAAGCGTGCAACCTCGGCCGACTTAATTACAACCGTGTCTTAACAAAGGGTAAGACACTATGATGTTTGAAAAAAGAACAAAGGTGAACGGGGTTATCGTTAGGCTCGTGCCATATACCGAGAAGCGTCGTTCACTTTTAGATCAGGTTAATAATGATATCCGTGAGTATGCTGCAAAACATTCCGATATGTCGTGGGAAACCATGCCATTGGATAAAAAGGCTGAGTTCTGGAAGGCAAAAGCGGATATATTATGGGATGCCGAAACGCCTTTAGACCTTAACTTTTTTAAGTCGGAAGAGTTTGAGTATACGATCCTCAAGGATACCGAGGATTTTTTTTTAATGACGCGGCTTTATCTTTGACGAAAGCCGAAGAAATCATGATGTTTGCCCAGAACTTCAACGCAAAGCAGGGCATCGTCAATGGTTTCAGGATCATCTGGAGCAATCGCGTAGGGAGTTACAAGTACTTCGCTTATATCTTGTCGGGATTTGATCCGCTTAGAGCGAAGGATATCTGGAACTTGCCAGCGCATGAGATAGCCGAAGCGTATGTATCAAAGGTTTGTTATGAATATGTGGAGCCCCCGAAATGAATGGTGAAGAGCTAACATTTAAAGTTAACATTGAAGCGGGGGATACGGCTCAAATTGAGATCATTGAGCCAAAGGCATTAGCTAATCTTGTCGAGGCAAATCAAGAAGTCAAGCGACTAACTGACGAGATCAATAAGCTCAAAGCAGCGGAGAAGGAACAAGGTCAGCTTACTGCTGAACAACAGCAGGAGATGGAGAAGCTTAACGCTGAGCTTAAGCAAGCGCGTACGAATTATCAGAACCAGCAGAAGGATCTTAATGCGCTTACGAATGCGCAGAAGGCATCGGGTCAATCTTACAACGAACTAGTTGCGCAAAACAAAGCGCTGTCGATAGCGATGCGACAGTTGCCACTTGATGATACTACGGGCAAGCTGCAAAAGCTACAGCAACAATACAATCAAAATAATGATAGGCTAAAGCAGTTTGATGCGACGATGGGCAACCATCAACGCAATGTAGGTAACTATCCCAAGATATTAAATGGTATAGGTGATGCCTTTCAAGCGTTGCCTGGTCCTATAGGTGGGGCAAGTAATGCCTTTGCATCGTTTGGACGTATGTTGTTAGCTAACCCTATTGGATTAGTTGTGACTGCTATTGGACTACTTATTAACGGGTTAATGAAACTTAACCCGATTATGGAAGAGGTTGAGAAAATAACCTCAGCCGTAGGCGCTGCGTTTAGATGGGTAACTGATGCAATATATAATTTTGTAACAGGCCAAGAGCAAGCACAACGATCATTAGGTGCAACGATTAAAGCACAGTACGAGTTAACCGCTGCAATTGATGCGTTTGAAGATAGTCAAGGTAAGTTTAACATTACACAAGCACAGTATAATGAAGAGATATCAAAAGAGATAAGACTAGCTAAAGATAAAAGCAAATCTGATGCGGATAGATTAGCTGCAGCAGATCGAGCTGATAAACTAATTCAAAAGCAATTTAAAGAACAGCAAGCTCGCAATAATCAAAATATTAAAAACCTTCAAAAGCAATTAGATTTAGTAAGTAAAAACACGGCAGCTGATGCTGATAAACTAGAGATCGAAAATAAGATAGCTGAAGCGATAAATAAACGCGCAGAACTGCAAGATAAGCTAAGTAGCGTTGATAAGATTAGATATCGCATAGAACAGGAGATAGCTCAAGAAGCAGAGAAGCAAGCGCAAAAAGCTCAAGAGGCAGCGCAGAAAGCGCAAGAAGCAGCGCAAAAAAGAAAAGAGGCGCTACAGCAAGAGTTAGAATTGATTCAAAGAGTTAACCTAGAAATGGATGAGCTAAGCCAGACGCTGCTTGCCAACTTCTTGGATAGCGAAGCAAGGAGGCGCGAAGCAGCGGACAAGGCGGAGCAGAAGTATCGAGCTGACAAACGTAAAAGAGAAGAGACTGCCGACGCGACCAGGCTTGAGTTTGAGCTGTCAATGATCGATCGACAGCTTACTGCAAAGCAAGCACTTGAGGCGCAGCATCAGCAAAGGATATTTGAACTACGTCAATACTACGAAAGCAAGAATATTCAGAGCCATGAAGCAGCTAACATGGCTAAACTTAAGGCTGATAAAGAGTATAGTGCTGCGATGCAAGCACTTAATAAAAAAGATCGTGATGATAAATTGGCTAATTTATTACAGATAGCAAACGATTCGGTAGCCGTAGGCCGTAACTTGTTTGGCGATACCAAGGCGATAGCCGTGGCACAAGCTATTATTGATACATTAGCAGCGTCAGTAAGCGTGTTAGCAACAACGCGTGGTGGCACTATTGCAAGGTTTGCAGCTATGGCATCAGTGCTAACTGCCGGATATGCTAACGTTAAAAAGATTCTTGCTACTAATATCGGTAGTTCTAGCACTACGGGAGCTCCTATTCCAACAACTACAGCAAGCGCAGGGCGTATGCCAATGGTCGGTAACGCGTTCAATCCTGGCGCACCGATAACGATGGGCAACGCTAACCTAAGTGCAGGTATGGCAGGTGCTATGGGATCGCGTGACATGGGCATAACTGTCAATGCTAAGGTTGATCGTAAGGGCTTAGCCATTGCCGTTCGCGAGGGTGAACGCGAAATTAAAACACAACAATTTACATTCGCATAATGAACCGCCAGATACGTGAGTGCAAGATAGATGTCAAGGTCGATAACGGAACAAGCGTCACATCGCTTTCAGGTTTCCCCGTCAACGTTAAACTGTCCAGCGGGTCATGCAATTGGGTGCCATACTTTTTTACAGGTCAGGCCTACGATCAAGCGTTATCGGGAAGACTACATTCGCAGATGGGCGGGTTCCGATTTCAGGCAACACTTAGCTGGGATCGGATGTTGACTAGCGATAACACGAATGTGTTTAATGTGCTGAACAAATCGTTCCTGACCAATTCAAGCGAGATACGGATACACCTATATCCCGACAAGGACAACGCTGAGTATCAAGATGTTGTGCTTGAAGCCAGCAACTGGGAAGCGCGTATCGATAGCACGATTGTAAATAATCCTGTAGTGGTGACCCTTACTGGACGCGACATAAAAACGGCAATCCCTGACTACTATAAGACCCCGTGAGCTTAATAGCTACAAATATTCAATCAAGAGCAGGCGTTATATCGTTTGATATAGACGTTCCGGGTAGCGATACCAACTTTGACATCATTGATATGTCATCGCTTGATTATGATTTTGATCTAGTCACAAGCGAAGATCAGCTTACATACGTAGCAGCCATTCCAGGCAGCATGACAATCAAGGCGGTGGATAAGCTGTCTAATATGGGCAGCATGTTTCAGGTGCTCGAAACAACGCTTGGTGTTTATAGCGTACTTGATTGGTACCTTGTTCCTACATGCAATGTCAACTTAGTGCTACACTCAAGGACAAATCCAGGCACGGTTTACCGTTTCCCGTTTAAGATCCAGTATAACGATCTTCAATATGATGAACGATCTAGTCATATATCGATCAAACTTAATCCTCAATATAGCAACTTGACGATTGATCAATGGCGTGCAACGCGTGCCTCGATATATTCAGCAAACACTATACCGCAAGCCGATTACACGGCTGGGACGAATCCAAGCTTATTAGGCGTTTATACAAGCTCATCTATAGTGCTAACTGGCGATTTCATTTATGACGTTGTTAGCTTACAATACAAAGGCGCAGGCAATCAAAATATATATAAGTCAAAGTCAAATATAGGTAAGTGGGAAACAATTAACTTTGGTGGGCAGTCATATACTAACGTTAACTATGGCGCATTCCCAAGGCGAGATGAGATCATTAATTATGGCGCAGGTACCTACGTGCCTAACTTTAACTTTGATCCGCCAAAAACTAACTTTTTTAATACCGATTTAGCATTTGACAAGGTACGTATATTTGCAGCTATGGAAGGCGCAATCTTTGGCAGCGCATTCAACATCAATTTTTATGTAAATAGGCAGGATAAAGATAACCAAGTAACGCTAACGAATAATGATCTAGTTGATATATCGTTTCAGCGTGTAGGTAGGTACATAAATTCACTGCAATATACCTACGATGTAGGTGCTTTTGGTGATTCAATTATGGCACCGTTTAGACCTAAAGATGCAAACGTTGTTTTATTTAGAGCGTGGCAGGACGCACCACAGGCACTTGATATAACGTACACTGGCTATACGCCATTCTTTGTTATTGGCGGTCTTGAATCGAATGCGCAGTATACGTACATATCAAATAGCACTGCATTCTCTAGCGATATCACTAGACAAGATTACCTTGATCCATACGTTCAAGATCTGGCGCGCACGGCTACTAATGCGTATGCACCGCCATTAGGTATAACATATGCCGAACGTAACATATACACGATCGAATTTGAGATGATCGGAGCCGAAAAGCTTAAGCCTCATCAGCCGTTCGTATTTGATCAAAGCGTGCCTACACGCTATCAAGATAAGATCTTTCGACCATCGTCGCTAAGCTATGACTTTATGAGCGATAAGGTCACGGTACGTGCGTATCAGTTAGGTGCTGGAACTTCGCCAACTACGACAACTACTACAAGTACGACTTCAACAACGTCTACAAGTACAACATCGACGACAAGTACAACAAGTACTACTAGCACAACATCCACGACGTCAACAACAACGCAAGCATTAACGGAATTTAATACGCTTCGTCAGTCTAGCGTAAGTGGAGTTGCAGCATGTACGGAAACGCCTGGAACAGTCACGATATGGGCTAACAATCCTGTGTTTTGTAATGCAACATTATTCTATGCTAGCAACAGCACAGGCGACCCATTCCAGGGTAATAATAATTACTACAGCGACGGCACATGTTGGCGTCAGATCAATAACAGTGGCGCGATAGTAACACAGGGTACTTGTGGTACAACAACAAGCACATCGACAAGTACAACATCGACAAGTACAAGTACTTCAACAACAAGTACTACAAGTACAACTTCGACTACGTCAACAACAAGCACAACATCAACGACTACGGAGCCACCATGTCCAGAGCCTACGCTGACAAGCATCAGCCACACATCAGGTGGTACATTTAGCATTACATTCACACCATCAGGATCAGGCAATTGTGATGGTATATTAGCTCAATATTCAAGCGACAACGCTACATGGTCGCCTGCATTTGGAGAGCAAATTGGATGTACGTCACCTGCTAATTTAAGTACGGGACTTACATCAGGGACGGTATACATACGCATTGCACAACAGTGTACGACACCTAATGAACAATCAGCATGGACGGCATCGCAGTCATATACATTCCCGACAACGACAACTACATCTACTACAACCCAAGCAGGATTGACTCAATTTGATAATGTATATATAAGTTCTACATCAGCAGCAGATGCTTGCTCAGGTGGTGGCGCATCAGGACCATTTACTATATGGGGTAATAATTCAACATACAAATTATGTACTCAATTTTATGACGACGCTGGAGGAATTAATCCAACAATTGGCGGAAGTGATTGGTATGCGCATAGGCCAAGCAATCAATATGCACGTATATCTAATTCAGGTACAATAGTAAATAATGATGCAGCAGATTGTCCAGCTACAACAACAAGCACGACGTCAACAAGTACAACTAGTACAAGTACTACTAGTACAACGACAACAACAAGTACAACGACAACCACAACGCTGGCTGGATTAACAGCGTTTACTAATGTTTATGAAAGTGCAACATCTAAAGCTAATGCATGTGCTGGTATTGGTGATGGACCTAAGACTATTTATGGGGATAATGCTGTATTTAAACTATGTACACAATTCTATCAAAATACTATCGGCACAGTATATCCTGGTGGTGGTAACTGGTATGCAGACAATACTAGCCAACAATTTGCTAGAATTGCTAATAATGGGCAAATTGTAAATAATGATCCTAATAATATAGGAGACTGTTAATGCAACAGCTTAGATACATGTGCGCCCAGCCAGCTACAGACTATTACGCATGGCAAATCGAAACGATGCTCACCAACTTCTACGCGATGGGCATCAATCCCAATCACATTGACATTGTATGTCACAAAGAAGGGTGCGTTGTGCCACCGATCTGGGAGCGCATGGCTGAGACGTATCCATCTCGATTCTTTTTCTACTGCGACACGCGCAAGAATCGCAATTATATCAGCAGCATACGGCCTAATATTTTAAGGCAACACTGGGAAGCACATCCATACCTTCAAGATGATATTATTTTTTACCATGACTGTGATATGTTATTCACGAAGCCACCGCACGAGTGGCTAACGGATGACCTATTAGACGGTGATGAGTGGTACGGATCGGATGTACGCTGGTATATTGGGCATGATTACATCTTAAGCAAAGGACAAGACGTCCTTGATGCGATGATGGATATTATGGGCATCAGACAAGACCTGATCAAAGCCAAGAGCGAAGACAATCAAGACATTGGCGCACAGTACCTTATGAAAAACGTTGACGCGCCATTCTGGTATAGCGTCGAGTACTTTAGCGAGCGACTATTCAAGGACATCAACGAACTATCCAATAAAAAAAAGCAAGAGATCGAGAAGTACCATGAGCTTCAAATATGGTGCGCCGACATGTGGGCGCTACTATGGTCAGCGTGGAAGCGTGGCATAACAACGAAGATTGATACAGCGTTCAATTTCGCATGGGGTACGTCGGCGTATCATGAGTTAGATAACTTTAATATCTATCATAATGCAGGCATTACGACCAACGCTAACGGCCTATTTCACAAGGCGCAGTACATTAACACTCCACCATACAAGCTAGATCTTCAAGTGCCAACATCGTCGGCAACGGCTTACTATTATGAGTGGGTAAAACGAACGGAAACGAACACAATCTTAATATGACAATCGAATTTGTCATTGCAACATACATAAATACCGAAGCCCTAATATTAATGTTGCAGTGCCTTCGTGTGCAAACATCAAAAGATTGGAAAGCACACGTTGTAATTGATGGTCATAATGACGCATACCAGCGTGTAAGAGATATGTACGCTAGTGATGATCGCATACGATTTACTTATATAGATGGGCCAAATAACGACTATGGCCACACGCCTCGCAACTATGGACTTGAGCAAGCAACGGGCGACTTTGTCATTTTAACGAGCGATGACAATTATTATGTGCCTACCTTTGTTGAAGTGTTTACCAAGGAAGCACGCGATGATACGCGATTTATGTACTGCAATATGATACACAACTATAGCGCGTATAAGCCTCAGGAATGCCATCCAAAATTCCAGCACATAGATATAGGTAACATGGTGATGCGTACCGAATTTGCTAAACAACTTCGACTAGACGTGAAGGCACACATGGCCGATGGGTGGATGTGCGAGGAATTTATCAGTAAGTTTTGCCAAGACCCAAGCACTGTATTAAAAATTAACAACACACTTTACGTACACAACTAATGGATACATTACAAAGCATTTACGATGCGCACAAACGCGCGCCTAACTATGGCGATAAGGGTACGGTGCATACCTATATTCAGGAATATGAGCTATTATTTAAGCCGTTTCGCAATGGATGTACGATACTTGAAATAGGTGTATATCAAGGCGGATCTATTTTGATGTGGGATGACTACTTTACTGACTCACATATAATCGGCGTAGACATTAATGATCCAGAATTTGAGATTGCTGATTGCAAAAACAAAGTTACTTTAATAAAGGCCAATGCAACTCATCCAGTATTACTAGATCATTTAGGTGATGTCAAATTAGACATTGTTATCGATGATGGTAGTCATAACATATTTGATATGGTTGCATCCTTTGAGTTGATAAAAGATCGCATGAACAAGGGTGGTATCTATATCATCGAAGACGTGCAGCAATTCGACGTTCAGGGTTATGTATTATCTGCACTCCATCCATCATTCCGGTTCATTGACAATCGTTCGTTACAGGGCAGGTATGACGATGTACTAGTTATATATACGTTCTAGTTATGAAGACAAAAGTAGTTAATAGCGAAGATCCTAAAGAGCATTGGAATGACATAACAAATATTGAAAATGCTACAATATTAGACTTAGGATGTGGATGGTTATTTCAGCCGTTTGAATCAACACCTGAATTTTTTATTAATAACAAAGCATCTAAAGTAATTGGCGTTGATTGCGCGGGTGGCGAAATTGCTAAGTTAAATGAAACTTATCCTGATCATGTTTTTATTTGCAAAGAAATAAATGAAGCAAATGATGTAATTGATCTCATTAATATGTATCAGCCTGATATAATTAAAATGGATATTGAAGGTTATGAAATACTGCTCAAAGATATCACTCAAGATCAATTTAAGTCGGTGAAGCAAGTAGCTATTGAGTATCATAATAATGAGTGTAAACAGGTATTATGCAGTAAGCTTCCAGAATTAGGATTTTTGATAACAAATATTAATCAATTTGGATGGTATGTAACTGATATAGAGCAAATGGGTATCATTCACGCGAGGCGACATGATTAAAATACTTAATGCGACCTATGGTGATGTCGATTGTAAAGATATACTAATATCAAAAATAATAAACAATAAGCTAATCATAAGAGCTAATAATGATATTTGCGGTGACACAAAGCCAGGGCATGTAAAAAACCTTATAATTGATGCCATAATTGAAGGCATACAAGTCAATAGCATAACTAAAGAAGGCGATTTACTTGTAATGCCAGCATCAACAAATAATAGACTTGGCATATTTTACAGCAATAATACCAACAGTAAACTAGTTCCATCAGTAACAGCAAGCCTTAATTCAATTAAGGTAGCTAGTCAATCTATCGCTGATATATATACATGCGTGTGGGATAGCGTGCCTAATAATCCCTTTTATCAATGCAATGCATGGACGCGAACAAGCTCGCACCTCAATCAGCTCTTGCAAATAATGCAGCTACTTTATCTAGCTAAGTCGGCAGGTAAATATAAGTATGTATCTTTTTTAGAACACGATGTATTATACCCAGAGGGATATTTTAGATACCCTGATTTTAATCAAGGATCGATACTTACAAATATGAACTATGGCGGCATAAATAGAAATGGTTGGCAAAGACGATCACAAGATGACGAACCATTTCATCAAATGACCATGCATTTTGAGGATGCGTTAGAACATTGTAATACGATACTTGAAAACGCTTTGCTTACTAATAGCGGACTTATTGAGCCTCAAAATCTTAAGCGAGAACAATGGCAGTGCGAAAATGAGGCTATACACATCAATCATGGCCATCATTTTACAAGTCATTACAACGTTTATAGTAAAGAAAATACATACCTAGATCATCCATATTGGGGTGATCACAGCAAGTATGCACATTTATTAGATGTATAGTTGTCGCCTAACAAATAAAGTTGCAAAAATCAACAAAAAATTTGTTTAATTTATACTAAACTTTAACCTACCTAATCTTATGCCAGTCAAAAAGGATGTCATTATAGGGTTCCCGTGCTACGACAACAGGTCGTATGTCGACATTTTACAGGAGTGTTTAGCTGCCGTGAACGATCCAGAGTGTGTCGTTGCCGGTATTCAATATTATAACGGAGACAGTCTAATCCCACGCGGTCGAAATAAGATCGTTAAAATGTTTTTAGAGTCGGACTCTGAGTATTTGATGTTTATCGATAGCGATATCAAATTTGATCGCTACATGTTGAACAAGTTACGCAGTTATAATAAAGGTATTATCGGCGGTATCTACCTTAAAAAGACGATACCATATACGCCCGTCATGAATCACGCGATTGAACGCGAGGATAATTTGGTCATTATGCGCGAGATTGGTACGGGCTTTATGATGATTCGTCGTGACGTGTTCGGTGCAATGAAGACCATGTGGCCTGAGCATAACTACAAGCCGGATGATGATGAGGCAGGTGGCGACTATCATGACTGGTTTAGAATTGGCGTACGTAACGGGCGATACCTAAGCGAGGACTATTACTTCTGCCAGCTTGCAGCCGAGCTTGGTTACAAGACCTATTTAGACCCAGAGATCTTGGTAATGCATTACGGCAGCATCAGCTTTCCGATGAACGATAAAACCTTTATTGAAGGCGCAACGCTACTTATGGAACGATTACGCACTGATGCCGAGATGGATCTAGAGCTATTTAACAAGCTCAAGGATGGCGTACAAAAACAGATCGACGCGCGTAGCAATGGACAGTTAAAAGTAGTACCAACGGATAGCACCGACTGGACGTTACCCGAGCCAGTTAATTATGAATTTAAAACGGTAGCGCCATGAGTGAAAAAAACTATATAGAGCCTGTTAAGGTAGAGATGCCGAAAAGGATCGGCAAAAAGCCAACGCCTAAAGTTGATACGGCAATGCCGGCAGCACCAACAACAATGCCACCGGAACTATATCAACAGCGTGAGCAGGAAAGTAAACCAGTCAAAATTAAATCGACTATGTTTGAAAAACTATTGAAGTCATTAGCTGGCAAGATATTGCCAATGCTATTACAATGGGTTTTTCCGTATCCCGTATACAAGCGTGAAGATGGAAACATTGTAAAGGATAGAAAAGGTAAGCCGGTAACAGATTGGCCTATAACCGTATTGGCTAGAGTGTTATCTTTAATCACAGTGCTATACGGCACAGTAGAAATACTTGGCCTTCCCCTATCGGAGTGGATTGCCAGAGTTAGCGGAGCGTTAGGGTTGTGAGTTATCCGATAGATGCCGATCCACGGTTCGATCCTAACCCGAGAGAGCCGTGGGTTTTTAAAGTGTTAAAGCGAATCTTCTTAATCTTTCGATAAATGGCCTTACGACTGGTCAATTATCCAGGCCTCCAGAACTTAAATGTATATCAGGGCGACACATTCCAACGGCAATGGAAGTTCCAGACTAATGTTAATGGCAACGTTGCGCCCCTTGATCTATCTGGCTTAGAGCTTAAGGCGCAAATCAAGCGCCTACGCGGTCAGAATGTGACCGTTATCTATACTAGCAGCACCAATAACGGTGATATCGTTGTTAGCAATACTAACAGCGATTACGTAACGTGGACAATTAGCAGCACAAATATGGCTACTTTTCCCGTGGCTAGCCTTGTATACGATTTCCGCGTGAGCAACGGCACATCCGAAGCGCGCTATATGACAGGTCAATTTACCGTAACTGCGGAGGTCACAACATGAGTACCATAAATGTCGTCAATTACATTGTTGAAATTGTACCTGTAGGCGAGCAAGGGCAAGCAGGTCAAGGCGTACCTGCGGGCGGAACAGCTGAACAGGTACTTAAGAAGAACAGTAATGCAAGTTACGATACGTATTGGAGTAACGGTGCAGGCGCTGTTGATAGCGTTAATGGAAAAGTAGGCATTATAGTTTTAGATGCTGACGACGTTGGGGCGTATAGCAATACAAACCCCAAGGGATACACTAACATAAGCCAGGTGCAAGCTGTGGCTAATGTTGTATCTGTTAATGGGCAGACTGGTGTTGTGGTACTTGACGCTGATGACATTGGCGCTTACGCTAATACAAATCCGAATGGATACCAAAACGTATCACAAGTTGTATCGTACGCCAACGTAATAAGCGTTAATGGATATAGTGGTGTAGTCGTATTAGATGCGGACGATGTCGGCGCTTATTCAAATACAAATCCGAATGGATATATAAATATAAGTCAAGTTAGTACTGTTGGTAATGTGGTATCCGTCAACGGCCAATCTGGTATCGTTGTTTTAGATGCTGACGATGTAGGAGCTTACTCGAACACAAATCCAAGTAATTTTGTAAATGCATCTGGTGCAGCATCAGCAGCACCCGTGCAAAGCGTCACGGGTACGTTGGTATCAGGCACAAGCGCCGATCCTGTTATTAACATCCCAACACTAGAACAAGTTGGGGCATATAGTAACACGAACCCAGCAGGGTATCAAAATGTTAGTCAAGTTGTAAGCTATGCCAATGTTGTATCTGTCAATGGTCAATCTGGTATTGTTGTTCTGGATGCGGATGATATAGGAGCTTATGCAAACACAAACCCAGCTGGCTATCAAAACATAAGCCAAGTACAAGCCTATGCTAATGTTATTAGCGTCAATGGACAATCTGGTATAGCCGTATTAGGACTAGACGATCTAAGCAATGTCAATGTAAGTGTTGCAAATACAGGAGACGTGCTTAAGTACAATGCGACGACTAACACCTGGAGCGCAGGCGTAGGCGGTGGCGCCGTCGATAGCGTCAACGGGCAGACTGGCGTTGTCATCTTGAATATGGATGACATAAACGATGTACAAGCCACGAACGCAACCGAAGGGCAGTACCTAATCTACAACGCAACTGCAAGCGCGTGGCAGGCCAAAAGCGTAAGCGCTGGAGGCGTACAGAGCGTAAGTGGTGACGGGGTAGATAACACCGACCCGCAAAATCCTGTCATTAGCTTCCCGACGCTTGACGAAATTGGGGCATACTCGAACACGAATCCGAATGGTTATCAGAACGTATCACAGGTTGTAGCCTATGCCAACGTAGTTAGCGTCAATGGTCAAAGTGGTATAGTTGTTTTAGATGCAGACGATGTAGGTGCTTACAGCAACACAAACCCGGCAGGCTATCAAAACGTAAGTCAAGTTGTAGCATACGCTAACGTAGTGAGCGTAAATGGATATAGTGGCGTAGTAGTATTAGATGCAGATGACGTCGGTGCATACTCGAACACGAATCCGAATGGGTATCAGAATGTTACTCAGGTCGTAAGCTATGCTAACGTTATCAATGTCAATGGTCAATCAGGTGTTGTTAACGTATACCCAGGTGGTACGACTAATCAAATCCTTGCCAAGAATAGCAGTACCAACGGAGATGCAAGCTGGACATCAAACATCAATATTGATACGGCAACGTTTAGCACGACAGTAAATGCAACGCCTGGAATTGCTAAGCTATCATGGAACTTTGAAGAGAAAACTCTAGAGTTTGGCAAGACAGCAGATACGGTATTACAAATAGGTCAGGAGACCTTATATCCGTTAGTTTATAATGCTGATACTATTACGCTTACGCGTGGTACGGTAGTGATGGTCGACCCATCGCAGCCAGCGCAAGGTAACAAGTTGCGTATAAAGCGTATGGTAGCAGATGGAACATTGCCAGCTAAGTTAATTGTAGGATTAGTTACTGAAAGCATAGCAGCTGGTGCAGATGGATTTGTAACGTGGTTCGGATTACTCCGTAACATAAGTTTAAGTGCAAAGCAGCCTGGTGGTGAAACCTGGGCAGAGGGTGATATACTATACTGTGACCCGTCCGTTGCGGGTGGATTAACAAAGGTTGAGCCTATAGCGCCTAATCTAAAGCTATCAACGTGTGCAATCGTTAGCATAGATGGCAACAATGTCAACGTACATGTTCGGCCTTGGTTAAGTGATGATCTAAAAGATCTGCATGATGTCAACGTACTAAGTGTAACGAATGGTCAAAGCATTGTATGGAATAGCACATCCAACGTATGGAATGCGCGTAACGTAGTGCTAGGGCTATCGGGTGACGGTGTTAATAATACAGATCCACGTTTCCCGTCGCTTACGTTCCCAACAGTTGATCAGATAGGCGCATACGCAAATACTAATCCAGCTGGATACCAGAACGTTTCGCAAGTAGTAGCTTATGCCAACGTAGTGAGCGTTAACGGTAAGTCAGGCGTTGTAGTGCTAGATGTTAACGACATCGGTGCGTATGCTAACACAAACCCGAACGGATACCAAAATGTATCACAGGTTGTAAGCTATGCGAATGTTATTAACGTCAACGGTCAGAGCGGTATCGTATCGCTTGCCTTGGATAACTTAACGGACGTTGATGCGCCAACGCCTACGAGCGGATATGTGCTAACGTATAACGGCACGGCAACGGCGTGGAAAGCGGAAGCGGCACAAGGTGGAACGGCCACGGTAGACATGGGTCAAGTCATTTTAAACAGTCAAGTATTTAGCTAAATATGGCAACAATCGAAAAAGTACATTTTACCAATAGCACGAACAATAGGCCTGTGCTAGTGACCGCCACGGCATCGCCAGGGACGAATGTGCATATAGTGACTACTAACGCATCACGATATGATGAGGTATGGTTGTATGCAATGAATAATCATACAGCTAATGTCACTTTAACAGTTGAGTTTGGAAGCAACACAAATGCAGATTTAATGCGAGCTACAATACCAACTCAAAGCGGATTATATTTAATAGTTCCTGGAATACCATTACAAGGTAATAGCACGCCTCCTATGGTAAGAGCTTATACAGGAACGGTAAATACTATCTCATTATCTGGATGGGTTAATAGAATTATACCATGAGCATATTTGGACAAGCGCAAAGAACTAGAGTTCGATATGGTTTAGGCAAAATTGATGATGTATCAACGGCAGCACCAAGTATAACTGTAGAATATTTAGTTATTGCTGGTGGTGGTGGTGGTGGTGGTGGTTTTGCTGGTGGCGGTGGAGCTGGTGGATATAGATGCAGCGTTATTGGTGAGAGATCAGGATCTAATGTAGCCGCAGAAAGCACCATTAATTTATTATATGGCCAAGAATATACAGTTACCGTTGGCGCTGGTGGTAATGGTGCATCAAATGGCACTTTTCCAGCTGGTGCTAATGCTGGATCTAATGGTTCGCCATCATTTATTTCTGGTGGATCTACTAATATTAATACTGTTGGAGGCGGCGGTGGTGCTGGTTATACATCTGATCAATCATCAAAAACAGGAGGTAGCGGTGGCGGAGGAGTAGGTGATGGAAATGCACCTAATTCAAATACAACGGGTGCGGCAGGAACAACAAATCAAGGCACAACAGGAGGTAATGGTGGTGGTGGAACAAACTATGGTGGTGGTGGTGGTGGTGGTTCAAATACTGCTGGCACAAGTGGCACGGGTAGTGTAGGTGGTAATGGCGGTACAGGGTTATCGTCAAATATAACACTAACGCTAACAGGTAGAGCTGGTGGTGGTGGCGGAGGAATAGTAGGAACTGCAACGGCAGGAACAGCGACACAAGGAGGAGGTGCAGGTAAAAACAATGCACAGAAAGGCGATAATGGAACTACTAATACTGGCGGTGGTGGTGGTGGTGGTGGATATGCATCATCAATAGCTGGCGGCGGAGGCAATGGTGGTTCTGGATTTATTGTAATAAGAACATCAGAATCAGTTCCAATGGCAACAGTAACAGGATCGCCTAATGTTGTTAACAGTGGCGGATACCGTATATATCAATTTGGTGCATCAGGCACTATAACTTGGGTATAACTATGGCATACTTTGCGCAAATTGAAAACAATATTGTACAACAAGTCATCAAAATTAGTAATGATATACTTGATGAGCCAGCGTTGCAATTCCCAAATACCGAGCCATTAGGGCAATCATTTATTGCCAATACGCTAGGCTTTGCTGGCACGTGGAAACAAACTAGTTATAATGCTAATTTTCGCAAGCATTATGCAGGTATCGGATATACATACGACGAAACGCTAGACGCTTTTATACCGCCTAAGCCATATCCATCATGGATATTAGATACTAATACATGCAACTGGTATGCACCTGTCCCTTATCCTAACGATGGCAATCGTTATTATTGGGACGAAGCTACGCAGCAATGGGTACTAATTGAAACGCCATGACATACACGCCTGATCAAATAGAGCGCGCTGTAAAAGCCAAATGCTACGCATGGTTTACGGGTGGCAATTACAATTTAAACATTGTAGGCATCCGTAACGCCTTTACGGGCGACGTCGTGACCAACTGGTTTGATGATCATATCACGCTTACCTATAGCGCAGACGGGTCACAGCGCTTCCATATTTGGCCTATAACGACCGATCCGGGTATTAAAGGCGTGATAGCATTCCAAGCCAAGAATGGCGTGGCTAGACTTAAAGCAGGGCAGTACCGTGGCGCGTATCAGATCGGTCTGCACCGTGGCAGATATAAGGCATTAGTACAACGTAAGCCCGTTACCGTATGGCGTGACGCAAACAAGGACACTAAGTTTGACGAAGTGGCAACACAAACGGGTATGTTTGGCATCAATATTCACAAGGCAGGACGTAATAGCGTAGCCGTTGACGACTGGTCGCATGGCTGCCAGGTTTTTAAGCGTTGGACGGACTATAATCAATTTATTGCGCTCTGTGAAATGGCGCGATCTATATACGGAAACTCTTTCACCTATACATTACTTGAAAGCGATGACATCAAATAAGCCAACAAATTCAACGATTAAACGAATGGACACGATCGATAAGCGCATAGATAATATTGAGACGCGTCTAGACAACATTGAAGGCAAGATCAATCTGATCTATACGGTCATCGTTGGCAACGAGCTGGACAAGAAAACTGGCCTTATGTATCGCCTTCAACAGATTGAACGTGAACTAGATCAGGTTACCGAGCAAAACAATCGTTTTAAATGGATCAGCATCGGCATAGCCGTAGGATCCGGCGCCCTTGGTGGCGGTATCATGAATACGATCATAGCACGACTCCTATAGACTTAAGGGAACAAGATGCCGGATTTGATCATTCGGCATTTTCTTTTATCTTAAATTGTTAAGGAAAAGGGACATGCATAATCAAATCACTAGAGTTAGTTTGTCTAGCGCTTGATAGCCTAGGCATCGTCGCAAGTTATCACGTTTGACAGTAGAAACCTCATAAAGCCTTTGCTCTGACCAGCAAGGGCTTTTTTTATGTTAGAATATTAAAACACTTGTTGTTTTTTGTAACTTTATTGTACAAAATTGTAGTATATTTGTACATACACAAAACAACAAATGAGGTTACAACAATGAATTTTTACGACGCTTTCTTTACCGATAACAACGCCAGCATAATTGCTAATGCGCTTGATTTAACTTTTGTTAAGTGGGACAAGTCTTTTCAGTCAGAAAGCGCTTATTGCTATTTAACTGATGGAAATCATCAGTATAAAATTAGATTCAGCCTACATGACGATTACCACTTTGAGCAATTTGAAACATTAGGGACGGTTCGCATTACAGATATGGCTTGCTTTGATCCAGATTCGTTTGGCGAAGATGACACATTTACGCTCAAGGAAAGTCTGCAGGAAGACTATTGGATTGAAAGCCCATCAAATGTTAAAGCTTACTTTAACAATTTAATTGTTAACAATTTCAAAAGTCGAATTAATACCATTAATGCAGCAATAATAAATTGCGAAGTGTAATTAATTCTTAATACAAAAAAATGGAAACAACACAAACTAAACGCAATATTCATATTCAGTTACCAATTACCTGGTGCAAATGGCTGATCAGCAAGTACGGATCAGTTGGACTTGGCATCAAGGCGATCATAGCTGAAGCATACCACAAGGACAACAATGGATAACAACGAATACCTAGACGCAATCTTTCACATGAAGGACTTGCAATTTATGCACGGCGAAGCGCAGTTTATGGCACTGATGGCACTATACGCCAGCGATGATAGCGCATGGCTGCGCTGGAATATTGAACTGCGTAAGCTATCGGTAGCGATTCATCACCGAACCTATTACAAGGACAAGGCCAATGATTGAAGTTTTATTTTTCGCCTTTGTAGCTGGACTACTTATTTTAAATGGCGAGTTCGAATAAAAGTGCCATACGGTTCAGGGCATGGCACTTAACCTTAATGCAATCACATAACTAATCGACGCAAAGATATGATACTAAGTGACGTTTACCAAATCATAAGCAACCTTGACTACGAAATAGAGCAAGGCCACCTTAATCCGCTCAAAGGCTATGCCGAGTGTAAGCTATTAGCCGACCTATGTGCATCCATTATGGATAAGCACAAAGCCAGCGCGATCGCTGAGCGCATGAAGTACGGCAAGGAAGAGGTACTGATTAATGACTATGTCATTGATCACGTTCCGGGTCGTAAGATGCTTAGCTATAAGCACAACGAGACATGGCAAGAGCTTAATCGCAAGCTGAAAGAACATGAGCAGCTGATGGCTATGGCTGCCAGCAATGTACCTGTAGCCAACACCGAAACTGGCGAAATGATTGAGCCTGCGCAAGTTAGCTACAGCGCTGAATCGCTACGCTTTACCTTTAAGAAACCCGAAACCCTTAACTATCGACGACCTGAGGAGATCAAATGAATAAGCAACTAACCGCCTCCGACTACTTACGCATTCGTCAGTATATAATACAAGCCATCTGCGCGTTACCGTTTGAAGAGCGCGAGACTGGATATCAAACTCTTGATATACTACTGCAATTACTAAGTGATGAAGACTTAAAAAAAGTTGTAGAAATTACATATAACGAGTATATAAATCCATCCGTAGAGGTGTAGCTATGGACAAGTTAAACCTAGATGATTACATTGAATTGCGTGCATTTATTGACCGCGCCTTTAGTGAACTGTCAGCGCCTAACGCGTATAAGCATTGGTCTTACCTTTGTGAGTTGCTATTGGATCAGCTAAATGAACGCGACCAAAATAGACTTATGGAACTTATCAAACGTGATTAAATGAATACTTCAGCAAGCATAACCAAGTTGAGTGTCGCCCTTGTGAAAGCACAGGGCGAGCTCAACGCCGTCAGCAAAGACGGCAAGAATCCCCACTTTAAAAGCACCTACGCAACGCTTCAAAACATTGTCGAGTCAACGCGTGATGTGTTGCACCGTCACGGCCTAGCCGTCGTGCAAACATTTAGCCAGACTGATGGCACGTACATCGAATTAACGACAACGCTTGTACATGAATCGGGCGAATGGATCAGCGGTACGATAACGATGCGACCAACTAAGCCTGACCCGCAAGGGCTTGGATCGGCTGCGACCTATGCCCGCCGCTATGCTTACGCTGCTATACTTGGCATTGTGACCGACGATGACGACGATGGCAATGCAGCAAGCGCACCGAATAACGATCGCGCGTCACAGGGCAAATATGAAGGCGATACGCGCGAATGGCTCAATGTATTGGATCGTGATGGCAAGCTGACGGACAAAGGTACTAAGGTCGCTTTGCGTCTAGCCGAAGACGGAGAGGCATGGATGGCGCTGGAAGCCAAGTATCGGATGAGCAGTGCCACGCGTACGGCATTAAAAGAAGTGGTAGACAAATTACGAACCAATCAACAATTTGAGCTAACACCATGAAATGCGGTAATGTAACCATTTACGATATCTTGCAAGTAGAAACATCGTTAAGGTATTATTTAAAGCGAATCAATTATAAGATTCAGCCGAACGATTATGTTAATTGTTTCTACATTCCTAGCACTATGAAGAACATAGTGGCCTTTAAACAGCGTGATGTACAGTTGTTTTATAAAGGCAAATTGATGGAGCCTAGGATGAGTGTTTGCCTTGTAAAGGAAATTGACGTAGATTTAACGGGATTATTTATCAAACAACAAGCCGAATACAATAGCGTACATCATCCAATGTCAATCGCAACTTATGCCAGTCACATAAAGGAGAACGATAAAGTATGCAAGCAATTAAAAACAGGAAGCTACACCATTTAGACATTCGCGATGTTCGGATGTCAAATGGTCGGATTGTTAGGATACGAGAGAGACGCAGCTTTGACGAGCGTTATTATCCGAAGCTGTACACATACGAAGATGTACCGATCAGAAAAAGCAAATAGGTTGAATCATGATTGATGCTAGGTGTGAAAGTCTAGCATCTATTCGCCCCTTATAAACAACACATAACTAAACATATATGCATCATGCTATACATTATCATACTTTTACTCACCGCTTCAAGTGCTATCGGAGCACCTGCTGACAAGAAGGCATACAGCAAACAGTACGCTTTCTTTGAACGTTATGCCGATGACATCATTCAGGCTAGTAAAGACACGCCGGGGCTACTTCCAAGCGTTGCATTAGCACAGGCAGCATTAGAGACCGGCTACGGTACGTCCTACCTATACAAGCAAGGACGCAATCTATACGGCATCAAGTACACACGCGACCACAAAGGTGGTAGCATCTGGAGCAGCAAAGAAGGCGCGTTCCGTAAGTACAAGTCAGGCGGCGAATCTATTCGCGACCGCTTCAGACTACTGAGCAAGGTCAAGCGATACAAGAAGGTAACGGAAACGATGAATCCTTACGAGCAAGTTGATGCGATAGCTGCAGCTGGATACGCTGAGGCGCGCAACTATGCGCAAGTGATCAAGGGTATAATTGACGCGTACGACCTTACCAAGTACGATGATATGCTTATGGAACAGATACGCATGGAGCAGTACACCGACCTGCAACAATCCTTAATACGATACATAACACTTCAACATCAACCCATAAGACACGATTATGCTATTAGATCCTTTAATACAAATGATAGTGATTATAGGCTTGTTCCTATTCCTGCCGATACTGGCCTTGCTATACGCGTATCACGAGCGAAAAAGCAACGGTCAATTTAACGAAGGCATATTTACATTGGTATTGATACTTGGCTTTGTGAGTCTATTCCTTGCCATAACGCTCTTCATCAATTTGGTCTTTTGGACTAACGTGTAACACGTGAAACATATTGAGTCACAGCTCCAAACGGCATGCGTGAATTACTTCCGCGTGCGCTATCCGAATGAGGTTATCTTTGCTATTCCTAACGGTGGCAATAGATCGTCCGTTACAGGGGCAATACTGAAGCGTGAGGGCGTGATGGCTGGCGTAGCTGATCTATTCATTATGGCAGCGCGCGCCGAGTACCACGGACTGTTTGTCGAGATAAAGTTACCCAAAGGTCGCGTGCAGGAATCACAGCAACACTTTGAGAACTTGTGCATACTACATGGCTACGGGTATCGCATCGCCCGCAGCATCGATGAATTTATGGGATGCGTCGATAGTTATATGAGGTTACAATAATACTTTAAACTGTCCGTTATTATCCGTATATTGAACTAAATCGTTTAAGAACTAGGAGACTTAACCGATTGCTCGATAAAAGCACCAATCCGACCCATGTTATGGCAATGCGACTCCTAGCGCACCCATAACGTGGGTTTTTTATTTTATACACAATGAATTGGTTCAAACATGACTATACAGCATCAGAAGATGACAAGATATTAGAGCTAAGATCTAAGTACGGATGGGAAGGATATGGGCTATTCTATGCAATACTTGAGTACATGTGCAAGACAGAAAAGGGCATAGATAGAAAAAGGATTGGTGCATTGCGTATGATGCTAAATACAGATCAAGGTTACCTTGAAGGATACCTTGAATATACCTTGGAGGTAGGTTTATTTTACCTTGAAGGTGATATAATTTATAATCAACGAATACGCCAACATATTGACCTTATCAATCAAAGACGACAAGAAGGATCGATTGCTGGCAAAAAGAGTGCTGAAATTAGAAGACAAAAAACGGCGAATCCAAGCGATATGAAGGTTACCTTGGATGAACCTTCAAGGGTACCTGCAACAGATAAGATAAGAGAAGATAAGATAAGAGAAGATAATATGAGAGTAGATAATACATTAACACACACGCGCGATTATTTAGTCTTGCCTAAAGCGGATAATGATCCGGAACTGATACAATTCTTTACTGATGCTGGAGGCAATGCACAACAAGCATCCATGTTCTTCAATCACTATCACAGCCAGAATTGGGTAAAGAGTAACGGCATGGCCGTCACTAACTGGAAGGCTATGGCGCGTAAGTGGATTGACCGCGACAACTTCGGCGGATCGACGTACAAGTCAAAGCCTAAATCAATCGGTGAAATAATGTCGGGGTACAACTTATGAAACGCATTCATCTACAAGCCATCTATCCAGACAAGGCTATCGAAAGCATCAAGTGGCATCTATCCATGATAGGCAAGCCAGCCGATACAACGACCATCTATCACATCTTAGATCAGCTTGTTCGCAACAATCCGAACTTTCACAGCGATTACGACATCGAAGATACGTTAGATGCTTTTTTTAAAGCTATCCACTACGGCAGCCTTGAACTACGCAACTTCACCATCAGCGCGCATACCCGTTTACTAAACATCTACCTTAATGATCGATACAAGAACAAAGGATCCAGCAACGAAGTTCGCAGCGAAAAGCCTGATACATGGGTATACGATCCTGATGAGCCACTGCCCGAATCGATTACACGCGATAAGGCGAAGGAACTTTTAAATCTTATCGCTAAATTGTATCATAACGATATGCAACGCGTCACCGATAGCAACAACTTCATGCACTACGTAAACAAATTAAAGGCCAGGTATTATGAGTAACGTTGGAAGGCCAAGCTTATACTCGGATGAATTAGTAGATCGTATCTGCGAATGGATCAGTGAAGGCAAGTCCCTACGTTCATTCTGTCGCATTGAAGGCAATCCCGGATTTCAAACAGTCCTTGACTGGCTTAATGATGATGATAAGATTTATTTCCGTTCCAAGTACGCGCGCGCGCGGGAAATACAAGCGGAAGTAATGGCCGACGAACTGCTTGAAATTGCCGACGATACTAAGCCTGATCAGCTTAAACTTGCACACGATAAGATGAAGATTGAAACGCGTCAATGGATTGCAGCCAAACTACTGCCTAAAAAGTACGGCAACATCCAACACATCGAAGACATAACACAAACGCCTAAGCAATTAGTGATCGTGACAACAGACAAGGATATTAACACGTGAACATTACCGTACTCACCCCATCGATAGGAACGCCTGAATTAGCCGAAGCCGTCTACAGCGTCTCACAGCAGACGCATCCCGTTCGACACATTGTCGTCGCTGACGGTCGCAAGTACTTAGCCGAAGTCACTAAGCAAGCTATGCGTGGATGGAAGGGCGAGCAACAAACGCCTAAGATCTACGCACTGCCAGATAACACGGGACGCAATGGGTACAACGGTCACAAGGTGTACGCCTATTTCGCTCAGCTACTTGACACCGATTATCTTTGTCTACTTGATGAAGACAATACCTTTGACCCTGATCACGTCGCATCGCTTTACGACGTGGCTAGTAAGCTAGGCTACGCGTTTAGCTTGCGTAAGGTGTACGACAAGCAAGGGCAGTTCATCTGTTTTGACACGTTCGAAAGCAATGGCAAGTACAACAGTGACGGATATATCCTTGTGGACACTTCATCATGGATGCTGTCGCGTGAGTATATTAAATATCTAGCACATTTTGATGTGCCACTTATCGGCGACCGACCGTTTACCGAAGTCATGTATAAGATTAGCCTTGCAATGAATCGCAAGCTTACCGACGCATGCACAGGACTTTATACACTCAATTACTTTGCAGACAAGCATACCCTACAATTTTTTAAGGATCGCGCATGAACATCCTCGTAACTGGTGGCGCTGGATTCATTGGCACTAACTTAATCAAACGCTTACTCGCTGACGGACACAACGTTATATCGTTTGATAACTACAGCTCTGGCAGTATTTACAATCACCAGCCTATGGCGCAGTATGTCAACGGTGTGATCAATCCATTGCCGTTCCTACTTGCTGAGCAGGAGTTCGACCTGTGCTATCACTTGGCAGCCATGGCACGTATCCAGCCTTCGTTCGTGCATACGACAGCGTACTTCAATAGCAACGTTGCACTCACGCAGCAGGTACTTCAAGGCAGCGTAGAATATGATTACAAGGTGATCTACGCTGGATCATCATCCAAGTACGGTGGCGTTCACAATTCGCCATACGCAAACTTTAAATGGCTAGGCGAGCAGCTATGTGAGATGTATCATAACACGCTCAGCGTTGACGTTCTTATCGCTCGCTTTTACAACGTGTACGGACCGCACGAAATAACCAAAGGAGAACAAGCCGCCCTCATTGGAAAGTGGAGGCATTTAGTTGAGACCAACGAAATGCTCCCGATCGTAGGCGATGGCCGACAGTCACGCGACTTCACGCACGTAGATGATATCGTTGATGGACTTGTGCGCATGGCCGACTACAAGGGCGACTGCATGGACTTCGATCTTGGCCGCGGGCAGTCGTATATGATCAACGAAGTCTTTGATATGTTTAAGCAGCGATACGATCACATCAAAAGTTACTACATTGACGATCAGCTAGGTAACTACAGCTTCTGCAAAGCCGACTATCACAAGGCGCAGTATGAACTAAAATGGGCACCTACCCGCAATCTTTCCGACTATATCGCCAGCTTATGAAGCCTATCATCCTATCGCCTTACATGGCAAACATCGAACCACGTGTAGTCAAAGCTCAGGCCGACACGCTTGCAGCGATCGCGCCTAACATGCCTATCTTACAGGTGCGCACGGACAGCAGTCACGGTGACACGGTGGATTACATGCTGCGTAAGTGTATTCAATCAGGCTTTGATACCGCGCTACTGCTTGACATTGACGCCGTGCCGTACGATCTGCACGCGATTGAGTACACATTAAGCCAAGCGCATAAGGGTATTTTAATCGGCAACGTGCAACGATCTAATCACATTGAAAACGATCAGCATTTATTCGTTGCCCCATCATTCATGGGCATAAGCCTGTATCATTACGGTCTTGTCGATATGCCCAGCTTTGTGGAGACCAAACGCGGTGATGTGGCTGAGGAAGTTACCTACGCATGGGAGCGCAACAACTTACTCACTGAGTTTTACATGCCATTGCAGTATGAGAATCCACCGGCCGAATGTCCGTTCTGGAAACTTCGCGATGATATGCCGGTGTATGGATGTGGAACGACGTTTGGCACGTATACGAACATAGGCAGGCGCTCAATGTCGTATCATGCTTTTCAGATACGGATGGGACGTAACGTAGAGAACTTTTTGGCCAAGTGTGCGTCAATTATCAAGGCACAAAAAAAGGTGTAAAGTAGATCATACCTTACACCTTACAATAAAAGAATCCTCGTCTTTCCGAGGTGTCATCACTTTAGAAGGTGTGAGAACCCTAGTAGTCAGGGCGGGACTCGAACCCGCACGCCTTTGTGGTTTATCCGACCCTACCGGCTACTCTTGGGATAAGATAGCGCCTACCAATTCCGCCACCTGACTAATTATTATTCAGTTTATTTGTTTTTTACAAAAATGCATACCTTTTAATCTTATTAAATATAGGCGCATCATACTTAGCAAAATAATAACCAGGAATTTCTAAAACCCAGTCATACGAGTTCCAGTATCCGATACCAATGAAGCCATCTTCATCTTGAAGAAGTAAACTATCTCTATCAGTATACATGTGATCTGGAATTGGGTTGTCTTCTACTTGAATCCAATCTATTGCCATTATTACACCTTTTATCTTAATCACTACGACTTTTGGAGTATTCATAATATAACACACGCTTACAAAATATATTTTAAAAAAACGATATTTTTGTTTTAAATTTTCGCATATCTTTATTAAGAACATTCTTAATTCATCTATATGCAAAGAGCGGAGCGCGGTTCATCGACCTATTTCCAAGCCGTCACACCTTCCGACACCGACAACGTTAGCATTTCAGTACGATATTTATACGTAGGCACGACTGGCAATCTCAACGTTGTACCTTATGATGGCACGTCAAGCGTCATCATTAAAAACGTGCCAGTCGGGTATCACGATTTTAGCGTGCGCAAGGTAAGCAATACCGACACGACAGCTAGTAACATCATCGCTTTTACTTGAGTGCACTCGCAGTACATATAACGAATGAGCAAATCATCCAGCCAATGCGTCCGTACCAAGCTGACTTTGTCGCTGGTAATACGCGCTTCGTGTCTATCGTAGGCGCTAAGGGGTCAAGTAAGACTTGGTGCGGTGCTCGCTTCGTTATTGCTGAACTTGACCGCCAGCCAAGTAGCCAAGGGCTTTTGATGTGGAACACGCTGCAGCAAGCACGAGATATCTATTTCCAAGACATTGAACCGCTATTTAAACAGCTTGCTATACCGTATCGCTTCAACCAGTCAACCATGACCATCAATGTTATGGGATCGATCATTCACCTGCGATCTGCCGAAGCCGATGTCATTAAGCGTATCGAATCGGTTGCCTACAGTTGGGGATGGGCGGACGAAGCCAGCTATTTTTCAACCGATGCGCTCACTACGTTTGTCAGCCGTATTCGTAAGGGTCAAGCGCGTGTACGTGTAACATCGATGCCCGATGAGCCAGACGCTCCACTATACAAGTTTATTGAAGATCAAGGCGGAACGCTTTATGAGATTAGCTTAAAGGACAATCCTGATCGTGCTTTCCGTGAGCGGTATGAAAAGTTACTTCGCGCTACCTACGATGGAGCGCAGCTCGACCGCTATCTTCACGGGCGTCGCGTATCGCTAACAGGCCTAGGGCTATTCAGCATCTTACCCGAGCACCGACAAGAGTGCGTTTATACTGCGAATCACGATCTATACCTTAGTTGGGATTTCAACGTTGAATATCGAGCCGTGTCTGCATGGCAAGAGTTCGGTCGCAATGATAATGCACAGCCATTAGCAGGATGCGTTGAGAGCTTTCAAATGAAGGAGGCTACGGTATTTGAAGACGCTCAAAAATTGATTGAGCATTACAAGCACCATAAGGGCAACGTTATATTACTAGGTGATGCGTCGGGTGAAAACCGTACAGCACTTGCAACGGGCAGCATGTGGAAAGCGGTGCGTGAATTGTTTAATGATGCGTTCGGTGATAGGCTACGATATAAAGTACCGCTTGCTAATCCACCTGTGAAGGATACGATACAATGCGTTAACTGGGCGCTACGCAATGACTTAGTAAAGTTCAATCCTGCTGAGCGCAACGTATATCAATCGCTTCAAGCAGCTAAAGCCGATAAGTATGGCGACCTTGACAAATCGTCCGACTATAAAGAGGGGCGCGTTAAAACGCACGATGCCGATACGGCACGCTACGCACTATGGGAGATCTATGGACGTATGTATCCAGGCAACCGCAATAACTATTGGATCGTTTAAACATGGCATGGTATTCTAATCTATTTAATCGCAAAAGCTTACCGAGCCGTGTATATCAAGGTATTCTATGGGGCAATGGCTGGCAGGACTACACGCGCTGGGATAAGCGCAAATTAATCGAGCAAGCCTTTGAGCGTAACGCTCCGTTCTATGCTGCTGCTATGCTACTATCTAGAACGGTAGCTAGCATGCCGATCTACATCGAGAGCAGCACACGCGGACGTACCACGACAACGACCGACCATCCGATACTTCGCATGATGGAGCGCGATACGACGCGTGAAGAGATGATACAGCTACTATGCCTTTACATCATTTCTACTGGCGAAGGATATTTGAACATTGTTAAAAGCGACTACGATCAACGGCCATTGGGATTGGTCGTGATGCCGTCGCAGTACACCGATCCAATCCAAGGCGATTACATCAATCCGATCACGGGCTACGTGTACCGCGAAAACCGTGACGTGTACTTTGGCAAAGAAGAGGTCATATACATTAAGATGCCTAACCTGCGCGAATACTTCCACGGCATGTCGCCAGGCGTACCGCTAGGCGAGATCATTGATTTGCATAACAGTGCTATAACGTGGAACAAGAACGTTGCATTAGGTGGTGGTACACCACCGATCATAGCTAGCATGCCTGGCATTACGCAGGCTCAGGCTAACATGCTAAAGGATCAGTGGCAAGCGCAGTCGGGCGCAGCTAATGCGCATCGTATAAAGATTATCAGCGAGAATGCAACGCTTCAACGCTTCAGCGATAAGCCACAAGAGACCGAATGGAGCGAGGCAATACAGATATCAATGCGTATGATAGTGATGGCTTTAGGCCTATCAAGCGAGCTTCTCAATGATGCTAGTAATAAGACCTACAGCAACTTCCAAGAAGCACGTAAAGCGCTCTACAGCGAAGCAGCAATACCGCTAGGCAAGATGATTTATAGCGCACTCAACCGAGCGCTACAGCCATTTTACTCTGACAATCCAAAGATCTGCATTGACTACGATAGCATTGAGGCTATACAAGAAGAGCGAGCAGCCAAGATTGATCGCTTAATGAAAGCGGTTGAGGCTGGTATTATGACCGTTAACGAAGCACGTGAAGAGCTTGGATTCGCTAACCTAGAAGAGAAAGGCCAACTAACTTACGTAGATATAGCAACTGTAAACGCTGGCATTATTTCAGTTAATGAGGCGCGCGATAAGGTAGGATACGAATCATTGCCAGGGTATGATAAGCCGATGAATCCAAACGCACCTCCCCCGAGTACCATATAACAATCCTAACAATACATCCGATGCCTTTTGAAGTAGTTAAAGAACAATGCAACATGGAGAGCGGTGAAACCGGTCAAGCCATGGTGTATAAGTTAGAAGGCGAGCAGCGAACACCTTTTGCCTGTCACGCTGACGAGGCATCGGCATACGCTGCTATCGCAGCCATAGAAGCTGCAGATGAAGCCAAACAGATTGATGATATCATCAACCAGATGGCCGAAATGATCGACGATCCTGAGACAATGGTTGACGATGAGCCGATTGAAGAGCAAAAAGAGTTCGGCCTAGGTGACATGGTTCACTTTATCGATGGCGATGGCGACGGATTTGGCATCATCGAAAACCTCGACGCTGAAGCCAATGTATATACGGTTCGCGTATATGCCACCGCTGGCGATCAAATGGAACCAACTGATCAGCTGCTAAATTTACCATTAGAAAATTTGCACGACGCTGAGGATTACCTTGAAGGCGAAGTTGAGGAAGAGATCGATACCGAACTAGAGACCGATGCCGAAGATATGCCTGACGAAATGAAAGTTGCACCCGGTGAGCTTACCGATGGCGACTTTGTCAAGTGGGAATCGGCAGGCGGTGAAGCGCAGGGCAAAGTGATACAGATCGCTACCGAAGGATCATTAAACGTACCCGATAGTGAGTTCACGGTTGAAGCTACTGCCGAAGACCCAGCTGCACTGATCGAAGTGTTTGAGCGCGTTGAAGGTGGATGGCGTTCAAGTGGCGTTGTCGTTGGTCATCGCTTTAGCACGCTGAGCAAGATTGACCCATTAGAAGAAGCAGAGCTGCCTAAATCACGCATCGTTGCCAAGATGAAATCCGTCAAGATGGATATGGAAGTCAGCGACGATGGCAAGGTAGGTATCATCGAAGGATTTGCATCCACGTACGGCAACACCGATCTAGGTGGCGACGTGGTAGAGAAGGGCGCATTCAAGCAAACGCTAAACCATAAGCAAGGTATCGTACCTTTACTGCTAGATCATGGCTATAATACACGTGATGTCGCTGGCGTTGCTATGCTAGAAGATCAAGAAAAAGGCCTATACATGAAAGCCGAAATGCCTTTGGATGATCCTGAGGTCAACGCAGCTTACAAAAAAATTAAATTTATGTTGGATCGTGGCGCTAAGATGGGCTTATCCATTGGCTACGATACCATTAAGAGCATGCCGGGAGAGGATGGCACACGCTTACTAAAGGAAGTCGCGCTCCATGAAGTAAGTATTACGCCGTTCCCAATGAACACAGAGGCGCAAATCATGGCTGCTAAGTCGCGAAAAAGCAAGTCAAAGATTAAACAAGCGCTATGGCAGAAGACAATAACGCGGCCAGTTCGGCCAGTTAAGCGCACGGCAGACGACTATACGTCACTGCTTGGCGATATAAAGAACCTAATCAATGAATTTAAAAACTTATAATTATGAAACTAGACCCAAAAAGCGAGTTTCGTAATCTTGCAGCCGAGCTCAAAGACGCTGTCATCAACAAGAATCAAGAGCAAAGCCGTAAGATTAACGAGCGTTTAGACGCTATTGAGCTAGGTCTTAAGAGCGTTAAAGCGCCTGAGACCAAGACCAATAGCGAAGACCGCGCTAACTTCAAGAAAGCTTTCGGCTTATTTGCCAAGGGTGGACTTGGTAGCGTTGAGTCAATGCGTGATGTAAAGGTAGGCCGTCGCGTAGCCGGTGAGATCAAAAGCGATAACTTAGTTCGCTTCGATTTAGCTGCTGCCGGTGCGCTCTTATTACCTGCCGAGATGTCGACTGATATCAACAAGCAGATCGTGGAGTTCTCTCCTGTGCTTCAGGTAGCCAAAGTGGTCGAAACTTCCGCACCTAGCTATAAGCAAGCCCAGCGTAACGATTCCTTGTCAGCTACTTGGCTTGACGAAGACACCGCGTCTAGCAAAGTTAAAGACACGTTCGGATACGTAGACATCCCTGTTCACAAGATCGCTGCACGTGTAGCGTGGACGATCGAGCAAGAGCAAGACGCTGCTTACGATCTGGAAGCTGAGATCAACTCCAGCATCCGCGAGCAGTTTGAGAAATCACTTGGTACTGCTTTTATTAGCGGTAATGGAGTCAAGAAGCCTACCGGCCTTGTCGGTAACGTAACCAACTACAACAGCACAGCGTTAACGCTTACAAGCGATATGCTTATCCGTCTGCAAGCTCAGCTTAAAGACTACTATCAAGCAAATAGCGCATGGATGGCCAACCGTTTAACGTTCGCTGCCATCCGTCAGTTAGTGCTATCTAGCACCAACGGACTTGCTTATTTGTGGGAGCCATCGTTCCAGGCTGGATATCCTAGCCGTCTGCTTGGCGCTCCGATTTACGAAGCACCTGATTTAGCAGGTAGCGTTACTGGTGTATTTACCGCTGGTCAAGTGCCTATCCTTTACGGTGACTTTGCCTATGGCTACACCGTTGCACGACATACGGACTTCTACGTAATCCGTGACCAATTTAGCGAGGCATCTAGCTTCGTTACCAATCTGTACGTCATGTCCCGCTTCGGTGGAGCCGTCGTACGTGATGAGGCCATTGCACAATTAACAATCACTGCATCTTAAGGAGCTAACTATGTTATTTGATTTTGGCCAACAAAGTAATGTGTCCTTCAGCCTATTTGGCACAGGGGGCACAACGAACGCAAATGCTAACGGCGTAGCCATTGATACCAAGGGATATAGCGGCATCGGTGTCGCTTTGATCGGTGGCCTCAAAGGCGATGCAACCGGAGCGATCAACGTAGGCAACGCGCTCACGCTTGCCTTCCGCGAGGGCGACGACACAAACGTTCAGAACGCTACGCGCCTCAGCGCAGCCAACCTGATCAAGAGCGAGAACCTTACGGATACCAATAGCGTTGCTTACTTTAGCATTCGCCCAACTAAGCGCTATGTATTCCCCGAGGTGTACAAGACTAATGCGACATCGATTACATCGAATGTCAATGTAAGTGTAGTGGGCGTATTGGGCTTCCCTAACGAAGCGCCAACGACCTAAATAATTAAGGGGATAGGTTTCGGCCTATCCCTTTATTTAAACTTTCGTATCTTGGCTACATGAATAAAGTCATTTTTTATCAGATTACTAAGGCCAGTTACGATGGCAAGAATGTCCGCGTTTACCTTCCTAACATCGTGTACGAAGCGACGCATGCACAGGAGCGACTAGCGTTCCGTAACTTTGTCACAGAAGGATCAGCCGTGTTTACTAACAAACCAGCGACCATACCTGACAAGATGAAAGTAAACACGCCTAATGAAAAGAAAGTACGTCAATGAATTATCCGTATGGCCGACAAGGATTTATAAGCCGAGGTCTTACAAGCATTACGGGATCGTATACACTTAATACGACGCCGATGGAGACCACGATCACGGATGATCCTCGTGAATATGCCGTGACGGTGCAGCAGGCTAAAGAAATTCTACCGGTCAATACGAGCGCACACGATGCGTACATTCAGATGCTACTTGAGGCGACGACCGAACAAGTAGAACGATATATCGGTAGAGACACTTACCGACGTACACGGCGATCTATCTATGCACGACCAGCGCCGATGGTGTATATACCTTATGGTATTCACGGGGCTGTGACAAGCGTTGTATCGCAGACGGTCGATAATGAAAGCACGACACTTGTAGCTAATAGCGATTACTACGTTCACGGCACTGAGCTTAAATGGCTAGAGATAGTATCCGGATTGGACGCGTATCTAATCGTAACATACGAGAGCGGATACACATCAGGCAACTGCCCAGCATCGATACGGATGGGTATCATTCAAGAGTTGATGTTGCAGTACAAAAATCGTCAAGATCCGAACGCACCGGGACGCGTTATCATTAACGGTCTAAGCGTTGAAGCGCGTAACCTATTAACGCCGTTTATCCGTTACGTGTTATGAAGATAACGCTAGAAGGCGATAGCCTTACGGTACAGCTCGAAAGAATCATAGGCTCACGCATAGCGGAGCTCAACGATAAGGTTACGCCTGTCATCGCTGAAGACATAGCGCAGCGCATGAAAGATAACACGTTGGCTGGCAAGGCGTTTGGTAATGACCGTTATGACAACGAGTACACGCCAAAGTACAGGGTATATCGCAAGCGACAAGGGCTACCCGAAGCGCC